AGATATAGAGGAAATATAAAATGTCACACGAACCAAACCAAACCATGCCCTTTTACAGAAGTGGACTAGGAAACTCAGCAGCCTATCAGGTATCCGGCGCCCCATATATCGCTTCGGGCACTAGTAGCGCTAACTTCGAGCTTATATCTTTTCCAAGAGTTACTAGCGAGATAACAATCTCAGCCAACAGCGGCACTGCTACGTTTAAGTTTAAGTCCGCCCCCGAAGAAGAAGACTTTATTCTTCCTAGTGGTCAAACTACGACTCTCAGAGTAAAGTGTAAAGAAATATACATTAAGGCTGCTGGAACTTGGTCTATTTGTGCAGCATTAACCTCCATAAATACTAGTGAAATGTACGAACTTTAGTAGTATAAAACCAAGTAAAGACCTCCAAAACCATAAAAAAACTTCTTTTTGCACTTTAATGCACTATTTATTTATGAAGTATAATCTATAGTTTTAGGAGATTTTTTATGTCTAGTATGTTAGAAGAAGCAATTGTTGATGCCACTGCACTAAAAGAGGCAGCAATTAAGAACGCGGAGAATGTTATCGTAGAGAAATATTCAGCAGATATCAAAGAAGCGGTCGAATCGCTACTTGAGGCAGAGGGCGATCCCGAAGCGGAAGAAGATGACGAGCTTTCACAAGTTCAGAATGACATTCCCGTAGGAGCAATGCCAACTGATTCTGAAGAAGAGATAGTTGTCAACTTCGAGGATCTAAGAAAGATTGCCGATGCTATAGAAGAAAAAGAAGAAGAAACAGGCCAAGACCTAATGGGCGAACCACAATCTCAGGAAGCACTATCCGCAATGATTAATTCACAAGAAGGAGATGGTGCAGCAGCCCCGTCCCTAGAGCCCGAGCTTCCCCCATCAACCTCCGTCACTATGGCACTAGAAGAGAATGCCAAAGAAGAACTAGAAGAGGAAGAAGAAGTTGATCTAGAAGAGGTCTTAGATATTATGGAAGAATTGGTTGTAGATATCGACCCACAAAAAGATGGTTGGGTAGGCACTCCAGACGCAATTATGGATTACAAAGCAGAAATGATGCTAGCACAGCAGGCATCAACTGCATCACAAGAAGAGCTTAAATCTCAGAAAGAACTAGTAGATAGACTAGCCACAGAGAACAAAAAGCTTAAGCAAGTAAATGATAAATACAAAAAGCTTATTATTGAGGCAAACAGTAGGATTGAAAAGTCCAACCTCACAAACGCAAGATTACTTTACACGAATCGGGTTATGACTAATGACTCCTTGAATGAGCGACAAAAAACGAAAATTGTCGAAGCTGTTCAGAATGCCGATTCAATTGAGGAAGCGAAGACTATCTTCGAGACACTTCAGAACGCAGTGGGTGGAGCCCTAAGAGGCTCTCCGAAATCACTGAGTGAATCTATCGAAAGACCAGTCGGATCTCTACCTCGCAGAAAACGCGAGAATAGCATGGAAACACGAGTAGTGGATCGTATGCAAATTCTTGCCGGCATTAAACAACAACAATGAATAAGGAGAATTAAAAAATGTCTGTATTAGAAAGATTAACAGAGGGTATCATCAATCGTGATCTCTCCAAGGAAGGAGCAGCACTTTTTTCCAAGTGGGAAAAGACTGGTCTTTTGGAGGGTATCGGTGATGACCGTAACCGCCAAACAATGGCAGTACTGCTTGAAAATCAAGCAAAGGAACTTCTTCGCGAAGCTTCTTCAATGAGTGCAGGTGATGTGGAAGGTTTCGCATCTGTCGCATTCCCAATCGTTCGCCGTGTATTCGGTGGACTAATCGCTAACGATCTAGTTAGCGTTCAACCAATGAGCCTCCCATCGGGTCTCATCTTCTTCCTAGACTTCACACGTCCAGGTAATGCAATTGACGGTAGAGCAGGCGGCACAGCCGGTCTTGTTGACCAATCAATTTATGGTCAAGGAAAGGTTGGTTCAGAGATCACAGGTGGTGTTGACTTAACCGGCGCCGCAGGCGAAACTGGGTTTTACAACTTAGTAAACGGCTATTCTTCACCAAAGGAGAGCGGTACTAGTCTCACTTGCGCAGCAAACGCTAGCGCTCTTGAGGCAAAGGATGTAAGATTCGATCCGGATGTTGCAACCCCGGCAAACGTAGTCAAGCTAACAGTCGCATCAGCCCTCTTGACACAACTAAATCTCAGAGATTTGGTAACAATAGAGATCACTGACATTGCCACGGCAATGACTCTAGATGCTGGCGGAACCGACGGCGATGCCATCCAGCTTAAGCGCTTGACTGCGATTAATGGAACCGATGTTGAACTATTTGTTCTATGTAGTGGAGCACCAAAGCTCGGAAGCCCTCCAGCAAATATTGATCTAACTTGGTCAATTGACGATGGTTACGGCGACGGAGCCAACGGACTCGGTTCAGTAATCGGTGTCACCGATTGGGGACTAGAAGGTGCAGGCAACGGCGACGGCGGAACCGATGCAATCCCAGAGATTGATATCAAAGTTGATTCAATCCCTGTCACTGCGAAGACCAAGAAGCTAAAGGCTAAGTGGACACCAGAACTAGCACAAGATCTCAACGCATACCACAACATGGATGCCGAGGTTGAGCTAACTTCTGTCCTCTCTGAGCACATTGCTCTAGAGCTTGATCAAGAGATTCTCGAAGATCTTGTCAAGGGTGCAACTGCTGGTACAATGTACTGGTCACGTCGCCCAGGCGCGTTCGTAAACCGCACCACAGGCGTCACACAAACTGGCGTCGACCTTGCTGACTTCACCGGTAACGTTTCGGAGTGGTACGAGACTCTAGCAGAAACCATCAATGATGTTTCGGCTCAGATCCATCGTAAGACACTTCGCGGCGGAGCAAACTTCGTAGTTTGTTCACCAGAAGTAGCTAACCTACTTGAGTTCACCGCAGGTTTCCGTGGCGCAGTCACTCATGACGACGACCGTGGCACCATTGGTGCAATGAAAGTTGGCTCATTAAGCAAGAAGTTCGACGTTTACGTTGATGCATACTTCCCACGTAATGTGCTTCTAGTTGGTCGTAAGGGTTCTTCATTCCTCGAAAGTGGATATGTATACGCACCTTATGTACCGTTGCAGATGACACCTACCATTTTTGGTACTGAGGACTTCGTACCTCGCAAGGGTGTCATGACCAGATATGCTAAAAAGATGGTTCGTCCTGATATGTATGGTTTGGTTATCGTAACAAATCTTCAAGGTTAAACATAACTTAATAGTCTATATAACAAGCCCCGGCATTAGTCGGGGCTTTTTTATTTGCTTATTGTAGTATTTCTTACTATTTATTTTGAGGAGGTGTACTTGAATGTCTTTACCAACCCTTACACCAACAAGTCAAACTAGCAAGGTTATCTTGCCATCTGCGGGAACCCCAGCAGATGTAGCTGCTGCATTACCCTTCGGATTATACAGCGAATCTCAAGAATTCTTAACAGGAGCATCAGAACAAGTAGCTTATACTTATAAGACGCTAGGTGGAGATGTACTTGATCTGGAGATAACAGCAGGAAATGTATACGCCAATTACCAGGCATCAGTTATGGAATATAGTTATATTCTTAACATACACCAGTCAAAGAATGTTTTATCAGATTTACTTGGATCTGCAACAGGAACATTCGACCACGATGGCCAACTAACCGGAAGCAACAGCACTGCCTTAAGTACGGCTAATCTCAAATACCCTCGATTCAACTTCTCTTATGCAAAGAAGGTTGGCGACGGTATCTCACACGAAGCAGGAGTTGGTGGAACAATCCCAATTTACTCTGCATCATTCGATTTAACAGGAGGAGTTCAAGATTATGATCTCCAAGAGATAATCTCATCCTCCGCAACAGATATAGATTCTTCATTTTATAACAAAGTGGGGAACAAGAGAGCCATTATCCGTAAGGTTTTCTATAAAACACCTCAAGCAATGTGGAGGTTCTTCGGATATTACGGAGGACTAAACGTCGTTGGCAACCTACTTTATTACGGTCAATATACCGACGACTCCACATTTGAGATTATTCCAGTTTGGCAAAATAAAGCACAAGCACAGGCATACGAGGATCATTTATGGACAAGGCTCTCGCACTATTCATACGAACTAAAAGACAATCGCCTAAGAATCTTCCCAGAACCACAGATAGTAAGTGAACAGTTCAGAAAGATGTGGGTTGAGTTCTCTGTACAGGTCGACCCACTAGATATCAACGATAGATATGAAGAGGGCATTGATGGCGTCAACAATATGAACACGATTCCATTCGAGAATCTTCCATTCGAAAAAATAAACTCCATTGGTAAACAGTGGATCCGCAGATACGCCCTCGCACTCTCTAAGGAAACCTTGGGACAGATCAGGTCTAAACTAGCTTCAATCCCAATTCCTGGAGAATCAGTAACACTAAACGGATCAGCCCTTCTTACTGAGTCCCAGGCTGAAAGGGATGCTCTGAGAGAAGAGCTTAAAACAATCTTAGATGAAATGACCTATGCTGCATTAGCAGCGAAGGATGCAGAGATCATCGCTTCAAGTGAGGGAATATTAAAGAAGATTCCAATGCCCATCTTTCAAGGATAAATAAATGTCAAGTTTTGAAGAATTATATAAAGGGTATGCTCCTTACTTTAAAGAGGAAAAGAGAATAGATGATTTCACAAAAGAGATCACGCTCATGCCATCAACAATCGAAACTATAGATATGGCAATCTATAGGTGGCTCGATGAAAAAATGAACATATTTGCAACAACAAACACGGGTTGGAAAAAAGTTCCTACTATCTGGGTATTACCAGAGAGAGCTTATCAAGTTAAGGATAAGAAAGATCTCAGAGATAAAAGCGGAGTCTTCGAACTACCAGTTATAACTCTTGATCGAACCGGTTTAGAAAAAAACAAAGAGTTTAAAGGAGTTGCATGGTCTCATATCCCCAACGTTAATGATGCAAAGGGTGGAGCAATAACAGTTGCTAGAACAATACGCCAAGATAAAACATCAAATTTTGCAAATAGGGACTCTAATAATAGAACCGAGGGAAGTATAAACTCCAAGTTTAATAATAAGAAGATTGTATATGAAACCATGACAATGCCAATGCCAACATACATCGTTGCAAAATATGAATTAGGAATTAAATCGGAATATCAACAACAAATGAATGAGATCCTTTCTCCCTTCATCACAGCAACTGGACAAATCAATAACTTCTTTATCGAAAACGAAGGTCATAAGTTCGAAGGCTTTTTAGATGGTGATTATTCTCTCAGCAATAACATTAAAGATCTCGGAGAAGAAGAAAGAAAATATGAAACAACTATTAATATCAGAGTGTTGGGATATCTTCTTGGAGCCGGCGATAATGAAAAGTATCCAAAGATAACAATTCGAGAAAACGCAGTAGAATTTAAAATGCCAAGAGAAAGAGTTATCCTCGGAGAAGCAAGACCGTGGGAAAATAAGAAATAATGGCAGAAAACAAATGGACAAAGCCAGTAGCACCCCCGCCTCCCTTATTCCTTGGAGAAAAGGAGAGAGATCTCGTCAAACAGGTTAACGATGAGGTTATCGAGAGAATTATAGGTCAAGCAGTATTATATATGCCTCTCTCTATTGAATATTCAAAGTTCCACCCTCTTTATGGCGAAGCAATAGAAAAATCATTTCTACCACCAGTTCGCGTACACGCTCTCGTTAAGTTCGAGGGAAGACAAACGAAAACAGAAAACTTCGGATTAGACAAAGAATACTCAATAACAGTCAAATTTCATCAAAGAAGGTTGTTCGAGGACCAAAATCTTTATATCAAAGAGGGAGATTATTTAATGTACGGAGAATCCTTTTTTGAAATTGTAAAATTAGCAGAAACAAGAGAGTTGTTTGGCCAGTTTGATTCTAGGTTTGAACTAGAAGCGAAATGCATAAGAACAAGAAGAGGTCTCATTGATCTAACCGTTCTTCCATCAACGATACATCAGGCATTAGTAGATAACGCTGTAAATTCGCAAACCCCACCATCGGGCGATGGAGGAAGCTCCGGAGAAACAGGAAGTGGCAGTGGCAGTGGTGGTTCCTCAACCTTGACAGGAACAGGTGCAAGTATTGTATACGGTCCAGCCGATTCTGGTACGGTACCAGCAGGAGCAATAGAAACTTCACTTTCCGAAGGAGACAGTATTAATGCGCATGAAGAGTTTACTGGTTTCTTTGGTGCAGAAGGAACGTCTAACCCTGTGATCACCCCAAATACAATTCTAATATTCCAAAACGGTATTTTACAATCAGTTGGCAATGACAGCACCGACACTACAGACTTTTATATTACTGAAGACTACGACATACGCACCAGCTATAATATACCCGCAGGCGACCGTTTAACCATCATCGCCCTCGAAGCTATCGTAGCGGCATTCGAAAGCTAAAACTAAAATCACAATCCTCAACAAAGCCCCATTTCTTCAAAGTTTATAAAAAAGTTAATAAAAGTTTCTCTTCCCCCACAAAATGACTATTTATGAATGTTACGGGGATTTCCACGCTCGCCTCCCCCCTCATTCACAAAGGAACAATTCAAAATGGCTATCACTTTATTAGAAGATGTAGTTAACAGATTTATCGTTAACTCACCAGCAGATCACACAGTAGAAGAATACTCAGGAAACACTAATGTTTCTGCAATCAACAGTGTTCTCGTCTACTCACGAAAAGAAAACGTAAAAGTCTTCGCAAGAGTCACAGCAACTCAAGTATGGCAAACCCTCGGAGTTGTTGGTAATGACTTGAACGCAGTTTCAGGTCACGGAACCGAGTACAGAAAAGACGCGGTGTTTAACGTCACCACGATGGACAGAGTTAGTATTATATCATTAGGAGCAGAAACAACTGCTCGTATCGTATTCAACCCATCACTTCCAACGGAGGCACTTTCAAATGCAACTCCATCCGGAGGTTCAACTGCCTCACAAACAGCAGTATCAGATATGGATCAAGATCAATCTGAGACCATAACAATTGATTCAGGAACGACACCACTCATCCAAGTCTTTGAAGACGTTCCACCAGTTGACGGAAGCAGTGTTTTATCATATACTGGTTCCGACCAATCATTCGTAGTTCCAGCAGGCGTAACTTCGCTCACAGCGAAAATGTGGGGAGCAGGAGGAGGAGGAGGTCACGCAGTTGCTAGCAATCCTCCGCAATCTGTCGCAGGTGGATATACAACAGGAACCATCTCGGTAACCCCTGGCGAGACTCTAACTTTAGTAGTCGGTCAAGGAGGGGGATATACCTCGGCAGGAAATACAATGACTCCGGTTACTTATGGTTTTGGCGGTCGAGGCCGAGTCG